CTGTGTCCTTTTTCGTATGTAAGTAATACTAAGAATGTATTTGTGGCAAATGATTTACCGCTTCCCCTTCCACCAGTTATTACAAAGTAACGACTTTTAGAATTAAATAGAGCTTGGTATTTAGGATTAAGATTTAAGTCCTTCATCTTTTATGTCTTCTGATTCAATGTCAATAGTTTTTTCTTTATCAGCAAAGTTAATGATTGGTATGTTAACTTCTGTTTTAACATTAAGTTCTTTTAATTCTTTTGGTTTGCCATACTTGTATTCCCAAAGTAATCTCATGTGTGGAAAGCTATCTTTAGATTGCTTAGCTAGTTCGAGCCAAGCTTTCTCTTCACTGCCAAATACTTTTTTCATAGCACCTAAAGCATAGTTGCCTAACTTCTTTTCCCTCGCCTTTGGTGGTCTTCCTTGTCCTCTAGATATACCCTTTAAAGCACCGTTGTTAGCTCTTCCGTCTTTCTTTTTTTGTTCGTCTTCTATTCCTTCCATAAACCCCTGTTTATTAATTGGCATATAATAGAGTAATTGCCTAAGTCCTGATATGTATCTTTTAATGTTTCATTATTACCCTTGCGATTCTTAATGATTAAGTTTTTCCATCTACTTATTTTGTCATTCATCCTAAACCATAAACCATGTAAAGCAAAATCTTTGCCTTCTTTAGTTTCTAGGTTTGCACCTGTACTTATATTGCCTATGCCATAATCTAATTGCTTTCTGGCAAATAATTCAAACTGCTCTTCAACAATCCTTTCATAACTCTTGTAAAGGTTTGGCGCTTCCTTTTGTAATTGTTTTCTATAATTGTTTTTCATATTTTCTTGTAATGTATTTCTTTTTTTTTAATTGTAGTTCTCTCTCTGGCATATTACTAATAACCATTGTTAATTCATCAATGTCTTTATTATTTAAACCACCTATTTTATTTTTAATATATTCTCTTTTAATAAAATTATCCATTTTATTTATATTGTCAACTATGTGTTCTAACCAAATTAATAAACTAGGATTATACTTTTTATGCAAATCAAATGTTCTAAGAGAATGTATAATAGTTGCATGATTTATATTCCAACCATTATTATTATAAAACTTAGTTATCTTACTTAATGGCATTTTTTTATAGTTGTATAGTACATGATTTAATAAAGACCTTACCTCAACATTTTCTCTTTTTCTTGTTATTGTAAATACATCTACTTTAGATAATTTAATTAATTCGTCTGCTATTTCTTTTTGTGTTATCATTATGGTAAATAATTTTTTTGAGTTATGTAATCTTCTAAAGCGTGTAATATTGCACCACAACATTCGTAATGCTCTTCAATCTCGTATTGTTCTATAAGCAAAGGTATTTCTTTTTCTGTTATTACTCTTTTTTTTAAACACATTAGAGTATCTTCATAACAATCTAAGTAATCTAAGTATTCTGTTGGCATTTACAATGTTGCTTTTACAATATAATTTTCAAGGTCGTATTCATTCTTTATATAGTTTTCATATACTTTTATTGCATATTCAACTTTTTGCTCTCCACTATAATAAAACTCTTCGCTTACATCAAATATACCTATTTCATTTGTAGGAGATTTATCAATTACAATATACTTAAAATCCTTGTAACTTTTATTAAATAGATTGCAATAAATATAACATTGACTGTCATAATTAAATTTATTAGCACTACCCTTAAAACTATTGTATTCTATAAGTTCTCCATTTTTGTTGTAAAACGACTTGTTTAATTGTGCAGTGCTTTTTAAATCTATTAAGTGTTCTCCTAAAATGTCTGCCTTACCTCTAAATGGATAATCCATTAAATTGTTTACCATAGGCACTTCAAACTTACTGTTTTCTATAAGTTCTTTTGCCTCATCACAATTATAAAATCTATCTCTCATTTTTAAAGCTACATCTCTGTCTTTAATAGTAAACACATCCCACCTTTCAGCTTTAGCTAATTTATATTCTTTATTTGCTTTTGTCTTAACGTCTAAAAACAAACACTCATTAAATTTATCCTCTTCTAATATACTTGCATGAAATAAATAACCTTGTGCCAAAGCATCTGATTCATTAGGTAGGTTTATTTGATTTAAGTATTCTAAAGGAGATTTAAGTAGTTGACTTATTGCACTACTTGATAAACAAGCTTTTGATAAATAGCCATAATAAAAGCTATCTTGAATTGCTTTTTGAGTTAACTCATGTCTGTCATGCATTTCATTGTCTAGTGTGATAATTGGTTCTTTCATATTAATTACAATTTAAATTATATTGAAAAGATGTATAAGATTCCCAACATCCACTTTCCATATAATATGTAATAACCTCATTATTATAACCGTCTCTACATAGGTAAATATACTTAACAGAAGTGTTTTCGTATTCTACATAGTAAGGTTCGTTATAAGGAGCTGAGGGGTATGTGGTTAAGTCACAATTATTACTGCAACTTAAAAATGTACATAAAAGTAATGTGTAAAATATTGTTCTCATATCTCTTTGTTTTCAACACAAAGTTAATAAAAGAAACGATATAAACAAGTATTACATAAAATTCTTTTTCCAAACATCTAATCCAACTGCATAGCGTTGTTTAATGTCTGGGTACTCTAATATCATTTTAGCATTGTTCATAAACCTTGCTAAAAAACTTGCTTTCTCTTCGTATTTTTTTGGTCTTAATAATGGCATATATAAATAACAGATATAATCTATAATGTACTTTAGAATTTACATTTTTTGCAATCCCACTTTTCTCCCATTTTATTTATAAACTTCTTAAAGTCTTTAGTTTCCTTATAATATTTCCATACTTTATCATAATATATACCAGAAACTCTACATTTTTCTAGGGGTATATTCAATTCATCATTATCAAAATCATGCTCTACTTTTAAAACAACACATTTATCAGTATGCCAAGAATCGCATATACGCTCAAGTAATAACCTTTGTCCTGTTGGTATCTTATTAAATTTATATTTAACCTCTATAAGTATTAAAACTTCATTATCAAACTCTAATACTGCATCAATATCTGATGGATGTAGTTTTCCATTTTGAATACCTGTAAAATCAATAACTTGTTTTACTCTATTTCTGTTTCTTATTAGTCCTTTGTTTTCAGTCATTATTATATTCTTTATAAACCTTGTATAATTGGTCATGTAAATTTTTCTTAAAACAAGATGTACAACTTGTTAAACTCATTTTCTGATGAAATATTCTATTATATATTCTAAGCAGTTTTTGTTGAGTTTGTGGGTGTACAGTTGATTTTGACTCAGAAAAGTATTTATCTAAATATTTGAAATCATCTTCAGTCAAACACTCAGGCTTGTAATATGGAAATAAATAATTTAGTTTAGCTTTACGCTCATCGCAACCGCAATCCTCTCCAAGTATAAACTTAGCTACTTTTGCAATACCTGTTTTTTCAAATATCTTTTCGACTGTATCTCCGAGTCCTTTAGCTTTTGTACTTTTTATACTCTTCTTTGCTTTCTTTTCTAATTTTTTCTTTGGCATTTGTTAATGTATTAAATATTGAACTTAAACTTATTTTTGTCTCTTTACTAATATCTCTCATACTCATATCAGTATTTAAATATAACTTAGTAAGCTTCTTATCGTACCAATACCACTCTTCAATTACGCTATCTATTTTATTGCATAATGCCTCTAAGTTAACTTTTTTTTTATAATTATTATCAAACTCATCAATATCATAAGACATTTTATCTATAATATATTTATAATTATCTTTATCTATATCTGAAAACAATAATGTTTTATTCTTTTTATTATAATTAGTGAATTTACTATAATATAAATTTCTTAGTGTAATGTAAATGTAAAATGTATTTATTTCTTTTTCATTATACATAATTCTTTTTACATCTTTAGTGTAATCGTACATTCTTATATACATATTTTGTACCAACTCATTTGAGTCATCATCGTCTAACTTAAAGCTTTTAGCCATATTAAGCCATTCTTTATGCCTTTCAGCTAATATGTCAAGAATCTTAGAGCTCATCTTTAAATATAATTTCTCTAAGTTTATCAAATGAATTTATAACATAATAGTTTCCTTGCCATTCAGCTTGGAATTGTATTTCGTCTGGAGTAAGTTTTTGTTGTGCAAGTGGTTTATCTCCGTCTTTAATTTCTATAAGGTAGTTGTTGAAATTGTAACCTACTATAATATCTGGTGCACCCTTGCCAAGTTGATGAGTATGGAGGACAGAACATCCTATCCCCCTTAATTGGGCAACTATTTGCTTTTGATTTGCATCTACTCTAGCTCTTTTTCGCATCTTATATTATCTACAATATCAAAGGGTGTTTCCATATTGAAATAATATCTGTTTGATTTTCTACTGTAAGTTATACCCTCGACTTCCTGAGGATAACCTACAAGTTTTTGTTTCTTTATCTTTTGACTGCCAAATATAACTGACGTATTACTAAAGTCTAATGCTCTATTCGGTCTCCATACAAAAAGCACATTATCACTTTTATCTGCAAATGTACCACCACCTTTTATTCTATTAACATCAGGTTTGTTATATCTACCTTGGTCATCCTTTTGTGGCGTTACTTGGTGTGCAACTAAATGAACAGAGATTTTATTTTCTACGGCAAACCTTTTAAGTTCACTCATAAATCTACTAATGTATAAATCCTCTCTCTCTCCTCTCTGCATTCTGTGTTGTACAGTATTGTAAGGGTCAATAATCAATGAACGAATACCTTTTGCCTTAACTAAAAACTTAGCTCTCTCAAAGATGTCATCTAATTTATAACTTTTTTTTGGATATATAATAAAAAAATGCTTTTTCATAAACTCCATAGCTTTTTT